ATGCTGGCGAAGACATCGGACGCGGCGAGCATCGACCTCGGCTCCTACATCAGCGTGGGCACCGGCACCGACCGTGGAGACGTGAAGACAGGCGAGGCCGCCGCCTACCGGAAGGTCATCAGCAAGACCACCGTGGATTCCGCGACCACCGCCATCAACGTGTCCGGCGCGGCCTTCACCACTGCTACGACCATGCATGTCACCCAGATGCCGTACCTGACCGGCTCCACCGATGGCGTGCTCGGCATTGATGGCATCCCACGCGAGGACGTGTCCAAGACCCACCAGCCGGTCAAATTGCAGGGCATCGAACTCTTCGACGGCCTCTACGAGACCGAAGGCGATGTCATTTTGAAGAACGTCAAGGACTCCGACACTTCCGGCCATACGGAAGTGTGGAAGGTGTTCGACACGACCAAGGCGAGCGGCACCGCCATCACCGCCGACTATACGCATGTTGGCGACTATCCGGCAGTCACCGACAAGACCGACAACCAGTGGCAGTGGCAGACCGACTTCGTGGAGAAGTACGGTTTCCTGCTCCCGACCGGCGTCGGCGCGACAAGCACCAGCGGCCTGACCGACGCTCTGATTATCAACCCGATCGCCCAGCCCGGACTGCACGAGTTGCTGCGCGGTGGCTCTCTCTGGGGCGGTTCTCTCTGCGGGTTGTTCGGCGCGAATGGCGGGAGCGGTTTGTCGTATGCTGGGTGGACCTTCGGCGGTCGCCTATCCGTTCTTGGCCGCACGCACGCCTAGTGCGGGCGGTTGGGGGTGAGCGTTAGCGAGGGGGCGAAAGCCCCCTCCGCTCCCACCGAATATGACCATTGGTAATAATTCATTGGGATTCGTGACGGTTTCGCCGGGTTCCTCCTGCTCTTGCAGCGCGGTGGCAATCTCAGGAACGGTTCTCACTGCGGGTTGTTCAACGCGAATGGCAGGAACGATTTGTCGAATGCTAGGTGGAACTACGGCGGTCGCCAATAGGGTTATCTCTTAATTTTCCGTCACGACTACCCTCCGCCTTGGGGATATGCGAGAGGGCTTGCCTCGGCCATGCCGAAAATCAAATCAAGAACGCGACCGGTAGCACATTGCGAACGCCGCCAACATCCCCCTATAGCTTTTATGAAAACATACTGCAAACACAGTCGCATCACCGAACCCGAGTTCGTGCGCGACTGCATCGAACGGTTCCTCAAAGGCAAACGCTCACGACGCGACGTGAGCGACTTCCTACGCCGACATCACGACTTGGATTTGCTCTCACGGCAGATAGCCGACGAGATAAGACGCGGTGAGTATTCGTTTGTGCCCATCCGCTATTTCCGTAGGGTGGAGCCGATAAGCGGGAAGATACGCATCATCGGACGCGAGAGCATCCGCCATCAAATCTACGATTACGTCTGCGGCACGGCATTGATGCCATTGTTCCGCGCGAAGGTAGGCAGATGGCAGACGGCAAGCATCCCCGGCAGGGGCATAGCCGACGCACGTCGCGCGATCAGGAAATGGGTGCGCGAACCGTCCAGCAAAGTGTTCGTAAAACTGGACGTGCGCAAATGCTATCCAAGTATCAGCCGCGAGGTGTTGAAACGGTTGCTGACCCGCGACGTGGGAGACAAGCGGTTATTGGATTTGACGTTTCATCTCATCGACCAGTACAAGGGCGATGACGGACTCAACATAGGCAGTTATTTGAGCCAGTGGCTCGCGAACTACTACCTGAGCTACGCCTACCACTTCTGCGAACAGCATCTCTCCAAGGAGCGCGTGAACCGCAAGACCGGCGAGATAACCACTAGGCGGCTCGTAACGCACCTGCTGTTCTATATGGATGACGTGCTTCTGGTTGGCCGCTCGAAGCGTGATTTGACCATCGCCGTCAAACGCATACGCGCCTACCTGCATGACGTACTCAGGTTGGAGATTCACCCGACGTGGAATGTGAAGCATGTCGGCATGGAGCCAATCGACATGGTGGGCTTCACGTTCTACCTAGACCATACCGGCGTCAGGGCGGGCATCTTCCTCCGCGCACGACGCTCATTCCGTCGATACGCGCGGAACTCCTCTAGTCTTCGGCTCGCATACCGTTGCGCCAGCTACTACGGCTGGCTCAAAAACAGCGATTCAATCCAATACCGGCGCCGTCACGACGTCGATCAGATCGTCCGCCACGCAAGGAACACCATCGCGGCGCACAACAGGAAGGAATGACAATGATCCAGAACGTCAGCTCGGCCACGCCATTGGACGCGGTCGAATACCATCTCCGCTACGACGGACTAGCCGACATCCGCATCCGCAAGAACATCAAGCAGGTCAATCACGAGGCCACCGACCAGATGTCGGCGTGGAGCGAATGGACGGCCGTCGAATCCTACCAGGTGCTCCCGCTGCAGGAGCAGGAGGCCATCGAGCAGGCCGACATGCTCTTCGAGGGCGACGTCACCAGTTCCCAGCCGGTGCTCGATCGCATCACTGCGTTGGAGCAGTCCTCTCTGGACAACGCCCAGCTGCTGGCCGACCTCATCGCCGATGACTCCGACGGTGATTCCACCGATGACTCGGCCGACTCCACGCCGTCCGACACTGCTGCGGCGAACGACAAGACCACCACCGGTGGCGCCGATTCCGCCGATACCACCGGATCCGGAAAGGAGGAGTGACCATGGCCAAAGTCAACCGCGCGGCAGCTGTCCGCATGTATGTCCGCCTTGTCAAGGCAGGACGCATGGAATTGGACGAAGTGCCCGAAAAATACCGGGACGATGTGCAGTCCAAGCTTGACCCCTGGGAGGACTGATGCCTCCGCTTGATCTCTTTTCAAGCACGGAATTCTGGACTTCGCTGCTCGTCGCCTTGGTCGGAGGCGGGGGAGTGGGCGCCATCATCGGTGCCGTCTCCAGCAGGCGCAGGGACACCGCGGACATCGCCGCGAAGGCGTGCGACATTCTCACGGATTCCGTCATCAAGCCGCTTCGCGATCAGGTCGAGTCGCAGGAGGAGCAGATCCAGCATCTGGAGGTCCAGCAGCGCAAATATTTCGCTCTCACGGCCTACACGAGGAGCCTCTTCCATTGGCTTCAGCAGTTCTGCGAGATCGTCGAGCCCGACTTCCTCAAGCGGCATCCGAAGCCGCACCTGCCGGACGAGCTGCGCGCCGACGTGGCGCCGGAGACCGTGGAGGACTCATGACCTTCGTCATCGCCTGGATCGGTCTCGCCGCGCTCGTCCTGCTTTTCAACCGTGGCGCCCACATGTGACGCCGCCATAACCCATGAAACCCCACGTGAAAACGTGGGGTTTCCCGTTTATAGAGAAAGGAAAAGAATGCGCAAGCACAAGCCACCGTGGCTCAAACGATTCCGGCTGGCGGTGACCGGCGTGGTCATGGCCATCGCCATGGTCGTGGCGCCAGCCGCGATGGCCGACCTGAACGGATACGACGTATCCGGCTATCAGGCTCCGGACATCACGCAGGTCGCTCCGGCAGACTTCGCGATCGTCAAGGTCAACCAGGGCTGGTACATCAACTCCAGCTGGGGCCAGCAGGCATCCGGCGCCGTCAACACCGGCAAGGAGCTGGGACTGTACGACTACGCGTCCGGCATGGATGCCACGACCGAAGCCGACAACTTCGTCAACCACATCAACGGATACGTCGGCAAGGCCATGCTCGTCCTCGACTGGGAGCCATACCAGAACGCCGCGTGGGGCAACAGCAACTGGGTGCGGACGTGGGTCTACCGCGTCCACGCCCGCACGGGAGTGTGGCCCGTCGTCTACTGCTCCAAGGGCTTCGTCGGCCAGATCCCGGCGGACGTCCGAGCCAAGTGCATGCTGTGGGCGGCCCAGTACGCCAACAACTACGCGACCGGCTACCAGGACTCCCCATGGCTCGCCGGATCGCAGGGCGAAGGCATGCTCCAGTACACGAGCACCGGCTACCTGAACGGCCGCGGTCCGCTCGACCTCGACAAATTCTTCGGAGACAGGACGGCATGGCGCAAGATCGCCTGCGGCGAACGCGCCGGCTGCTCCACCACCGGAGGATCCACTGGCACGCCGAACGTCCACGTGGAGAAGCGGACGACCAATACCACCGACCTGAACGCCATGGCCACCGCCGTCATCCGCGGCGATTATGGCAACGGCGCCGATCGGCAGGCCCGTCTCGGCGACAACTACCAGGCGGTGATGAACATCGTCAACAGCCGCCTGTCCGGTTCGACGTACTCCGGCCCGACCACCGTGACCCGCACGACGACCCGCACCTATGTTGTCCGCTCCGGCGACACCGTGTCGGCCATCGCCGAGCGCACCGGCCTCAAGCCGGCCTCCGCATGGCGCGTGCCGTCCGGCAACATCAACCGGATCTATGTCGGCCAGACGATCACCTACTACGGCTCGTCCACCGTCTCCACGCCGTCCACGACCTACTCGTCCACGCACGTGGTCAGCGCAGGCGAGAGCCTGTGGAAGATCTACGGATCCGGCTGGTACGCCGCGGCCCAGCGCAACGGCCTCCGTCCGCCGTACACCATCTATCCAGGCCAGCGGCTCCGCTGACCGGACTCCGGCTCCACGATTAAGCGTTGTGGAGCCGGTTCCTGCAACACATAAAGGAGGTGTGGAATGGACAAGGACACCAAGACTGAGCTCGACTATCTGCTGCCCGACAAGGCATACGAGATCCTCAAGTGGGTCGCGCTGATCGCCCTGCCGGCCGTCGCATGGCTGGTCGGCGCGGTCGGCCCGCAGTGGGGACTGCCGCACTGCGGCGAGATCGTCACGACCATCAACGCCGTCGGCGTGTTCGTCGGCGCCCTGATCGGCGTGAGCCAGCTCACGGCCACCAAGCCGGACGATTCCGGTAAAGATTAAGCGTTGCCACAAAATCAGCGACAACACTTAACAGAGCTTCGTACCGGACTTAACAGCTGTTAAGTTGCTGGCAAGTCCATATGAAGTTGCCCCTCTCTCAGCATTGCGCTGAGGGAGGGGCTTTTCTTGTTATTCGGTCTTGTTCTTGCGTGGGCGTCCTCCGCCGACGCCGCGACCGGGACGACTGGCGTTCCATCGGTCGATGGTGTCGGGGAGCCATCCGCGAGTGCGGCCGATGATCGCGTCGGGCTCTGGGAGCTTGTAGGTAGCGAGGGCGCCGGTCTTGACGCCGAGCTGGTCGGCGACCTCTGTGAAGCTCATGTATTCGACTGTCATCGTCCGCTCCATCCGGCGAAGAGGCCGGCGATGCCGGCTGCGATGGCGAATCCTGCCGCCATGATGTGCATGCCGCCGAATGTGCTCGTGGCCGATATGACGGCGAACAGCATGCATGTGACGGCCAGTTTCCTTTGCTTTGTCATGATGCTCACGGTTCCCTTTGGTAGGATTGGATGAGGGTTCCGGCTACTTGGGATAGCCGGAACCTTTTTACTTGCGCTTGCGGTGCCTTCCTTCCGGAGGAGGGTCATCGCGCAGGCCGAGCCAGATGGTCACCGCAATCGATACCCAGCTGGTGATCAGCTGCAGCCAATCCTTGGGTTCCATGTTCACCTCCTTTCCTTGATATAACTATCATAGCATAGCAATGAAAGTAACGCAAGTTGAGACACAAGGAAATCACGGACCTGCCTTCACCGTTCTAATTCACGACGTCAAAAATAGCCGATTTACACAGATTTGAGACAGTGTAGAGGTGGTAGCCTGAGTGGTAAACCACTACTCATGAATGTCAAAAACCAATAAGCAGAACAGTTTTTATGAAATCAGCGATATTTCTGCTGGACGAACAGCCATACGAAAAGGTAAACGGCCAGGGATACGACGATTGGTACGGCCACGGCGACGCCGTCATTATGCACGATGGAATTGGCCGCATCGGCCATCGACAGAATGACCGAACCCGATGAGAACGAGTTGAGCAGAGACGCGAACACGCCGCGTTTACGCCCCATCATGGCATTGGTGTCGTTTTGCACGATCTGCTCCTGATTGTGCTCCACTTGCCTGCGTGCCTGGCTTTCATCGCCGACAAGCAGGTTCTCCAACACTTTCGACACGTTGTCGGATTGCGCTGTGCCATCCTCCTGCACGGTTGCGGACGGGGAACTGGCGTTCACCGACCATGTCGACGAACTGTAGGCGACACCGAACACCGAAGCGAACAGGCAGATGACGACTATCATCCAATAGTGTCTCTTATAGGCTTTCCTTGCATTGGCCTTCATGCCTTTGCGATCCATGCAGGCCTCCCTTCTTCTCGTCAATGAGATTCCGTTTTCGATTTTAACCGGCATGTTCCGTGATCGCTTTGATAAAAACATGGAAAACGGCACACGCGGCTGTCTGTGTCTTCTGCGAAACTGTAGGGTGCGTAAAACGCGGTAATGTCCACAATTCGATAGGGAGAAAGCACAGTTATGGCTCACGTCATCGATTTCAAGGAGGCCGGTTTCGATTCCGTCCTCGATGAACTGGAATGGCGCGGGTTGATTTCCCAGTCCACTGACAGGGATCGACTCGCCGAAGCGTTGAACGGAGAGCCCATCACCTATTATTGCGGCTTCGATCCGACCGCCGCCTCCCTGCACATCGGCAACCTCGTTCAGCTCATCAACATGCGCCACCTGCAGGCCGCAGGACACCATCCGATCGCGTTGGTCGGCGGCGCCACCGGCCTGATCGGAGATCCGCGCCAGTCGGGCGAACGTACGCTCAACCCGAAGGACGTCGTGGCCGGCTGGGCCGATCGTCTGAAGAAGCAGATCGGCGGCATCCTCGAGACCGAAGGCAGCAATCCGGTACGTTTCGTGTCCAACTACGATTGGACCGCTTCGATGAACGTCATCGACTTCCTGCGTGACGTCGGCAAGAATTTCCGTATGGGCACCATGCTCGCCAAGGACACCGTGGCCCGTCGCCTCAACTCCGAGGAAGGCATCTCCTTCACTGAGTTCAGCTATCAGGTGCTGCAGGGCAACGACTTCCTGCACCTGTTCGACGAGTACCATTGCGTGCTGGAGATCGGCGGCTCCGACCAGTGGGGCAACCTCACCTCCGGTCTGGATCTGATCCACAAGGTGCGCGGCGTGGACGTGAACGTGTTCACCAGCCCGATCATCACCGACGCGCAGGGCAAGAAGTTCGGCAAGTCCGAAGGCAACGCCGTCTGGTTGGATGGCACGATGCTTAGCCCCTACAAGTTCTACCAGTTCTGGTTCAACCGTCCCGACAGCGAGATGGAGAACCTGCTCAAGGCGTTCACCTTCCTGCCAAAGGCCGAAATCGAACGGCTTATCGAGGGAAGCAAGACCAATCCGGGCGCGCGTGAGGCGCAGCGCACCCTCGCATGGGAGGTCACCAGCTTCGTGCATGGCGAGGAAGCCACTCGCCAGGCCATCGAAGCTGCCGGCGCGTTGTTCGGACGTGGCGGCGATCTGGCGGACATCGATGAGTCCACGCTTGAGGCCGCTATCGACGGCATGAAGGTCGATGGGGAATTCGCCAAGGTCGCAGCCGGCGACCGTGTGGCCGAGGCTGGTATGAAGGCAGGCCTGTTCAAGTCGATTTCCGAGGCGCGCAAGACCATCAAGTCCGGTGGCGTGTACCTCAACAACACGCGCGTGGAGGATGAGGAACAGACGTTGCAGGAAGGTGACTTCCTGCATGGTCGTTTCGTGCTCATCCGCCGCGGCAAGAAGGCGCTCGGCGTCGTCGAACAGGCGTGAGACGCATAGGCAATCGTAAGTAAATAATCGCAAGTATCTCAAGACCAATAAGGAACAGCATGGCAGAAGAACAGCGCGGATCGCGCGGCAAGTCCTACGGCAACCACAAGTCCTACGGCTCGGGCAGGCCGGGTAACCGCGGTGGCAAGGGATTCAAGCCGCGCGGCAACGGCGGCAAGTCCTACGGACACAAGTCCGGCGGCTTCCACAACGATGACCGTAAGGGCGGATATCGCAAGGGCAATGGCGGCGGATACCGTCGTGGCGACCGCGATTTCCATCGCGATGGCGAAGGCGAAGGTCAGGAGCGTCGTTTCCACAACGGTCCGCGCAAGTTCAACCGCGATGGCGAGCGTCGTGACGACCGCCGCGGCGGCTATCGTGGCAATCGCGGCGACAATCCGCGCTACCAGCGTGATGGCGAGCGTTCCGGCTTCCGTCATAATGACCGTCGTGACGGCGATCGCAGGGATTTCCATCGTGACGACCGCCATGGTGATGGCGAGCGTCGCAATTTCCGTCATGACGGTGACCGTCGTGACTTCCGCCGTGACGATGGTGAGCGTCGTGGCGGCCGCAATTTCCACAAGGACGGCGATCGCAGGGACTTCCGCCGCGATGACCGCCGCGGGGAGCGCCGTGATGGCGAGCGTCGTAATTTCCGTCGTGATGATCGTCGTGACGGCGATCGCAGGGATTTCCGCCGTGACAACCAGCGTCGTGACTTCCACAAGGATCGCGACCAGCGTCCGGAAGGCGAGGAGCGCCGCGAATTCACCCGTGAAGAGAAGATGGAGTACCGCGAGGCGAAGCGTGGTGAATACCTGTCGAAGCCACGTCGCAATTCCGACGGCACGATGAGCTTCCCGTCGCAAAACCCGTACACGCATCGTCGCCCGGGCGAGCCGAAGATGCCGAAGGGCATCGAGTGGAGCATGTTGTCCACCGATGACCGTGAGCGTCTGCGTGGCCTGTCCAAGGAACATGCGGAGAACATCGGCCTGCACATCCTCGCCGCCTACACGCTTGAGGAAAGGGATCCGGAGCTGGCGCTCGAACACGCCAAGTGGGTGGCGCATCAGGCTTCCCGTATTGATTTCGCGCGTGAGACCCTTGCGTTCGTGGCCTACCGTCAGGGCGATTACAAACTGGCCCTGCGTGAGTTCCGCACCGCGTTCCGCATGAACGGTTTCCTTGACTATCTGCCGTTCATCGCCGACTGCGAGCGTGGTATGGGCGAGCCGAAGAAGGCCATCGAAACCGCCATGAGCGATGACGCGAAGTATCTGCGCGGCGAATCCAAGGCCGAGATGTTCCTCGTGTACGCGGGCGCGCTGGGCGACCTCGAGCTGTGGGATAAGGCCATTGAGATCGTGCATACGCTGGGCCGTTCCAAGGGTCTGGCCGGCGAATACCGCATGCGTGCGGTGCAGGCCGAACAGTACTTCCTCGAGCAGGCCGGACGCTCCGATGAGGCCGTGGCCCTCGACCAGCTGCTTGACAAGCTTGAGCTGCAGTACGCCGATGCCGAAGAGGACGAGACCTCCGACGATCTGGTCATCGAATACGACATGCAGGAATTGAACGACGAGCTTATGGACAAGCTCGGCATTTCCGAAGATGACGCCCAGTATGCGCCGGAAGACGAGGATGAGGACGATTCCGAGGCCGTCGACGAGAACGGCGAGACCAACGATGAGACCCAGCTTGATGCCGAAGCGGCCAAGGAAGGCGCCGAGTCCGACGACGAGCCTGCCGGTGACGGCGAAAACGCGGGCGACTCCGAAGACGACCAGACTGAGGATGAGGTCGAATCCGCAGCCGATTCCGACAACGAGTGAGGTGCAGCAAAACAATGCTGAAATCCACAACCCGTCCGCTGAGCGAAGCCTACCAGCTGGCGCTGCTTGATCTTGACGGCGTGGTCTACCGTGGCAAGAATCCGGTGGAACATGCTGCAGAGAGCATCCGCAAGGCCGAAGGCCTCGGCATGACGGTGGAATACACCACCAACAATTCCTCCCGACTGCAATCCGTGGTGGCCGACCAGCTTAAGGGCTTCGACCTTGACGTCGAACCATGGCAGGTCATCACCTCGTCCGTGGTGGCTGCCCGTATGGTGGCCCGTGCGGTGCCGCAAGGTGCGAAAGTGTTTGTGCTCGGAGCACAGCATCTGCGTGAGGAAGTCGCCAAGCAGGGTCTTGAAGTGGTTGATTCCGCCGAAGACAAGCCGGTCGCGGCCATCCAAGGCTGGTACCCGGACATGTCTTGGAACCAGATGGCGCAAATCGCCTACGCCGTAGAACAGGGCGCCACGTATTTCGTGACCAACCGCGACCTGACCATTCCGCGTGAGCTGGGCATCGCCCCCGGTTGCGGTTCCATGATCATGGCCGTCATCAACGCCACTGGTGTGGAACCGGTTTCGTCCGCAGGCAAGCCGGAATCCGCCATGTATGACGAAGCCCGACTGCTTGCCGCGCATGATGGTGCCGAACCAGTGGCCAAGGAAGCATGCCTCGCCATCGGTGACCGTCTCGATACCGATATCGAAGCCGGCAATCGTGGCGGCTATGATTCCCTGGCCGTGCTGACCGGCGTCACCAATCCGCATGAGCTGATGTTCGCTCCGGAGCATCTGCGTCCGACCTACATCGCCAAGGACCTGACCGGACTTAACGAGCCGGCCCCCGAAGTCGTGCATGAGGCTGGCGCTTGGAGCTGCCGCGACGTGCAGGCGTGCGTCGACGGCGATCGTCTTTACGTCACCGACATCACCAGCGTCGACGGTCTTCGTGCGGCCTGCGCCGCCATGTGGGATGCGGCGGATCGCGGACACAGCGTCGACGGCATGATCGTGCCGGAATTCCGAATCGCCTGATTGCCGCACGTGCGTATGCGCAACATGAATGACGATTCCGGTGCCGTCGTCCGACTCGACATCGCGCTGGTGGAGCGTGGCGTCACGGACAGCCGCTCCAAAGCACAACGGCTGATCGAATCCGGCAAGGTCCGGGTGAACGGCATCGTCGCATCCAAAGCGTCGCTCAAAGTCACGGCCGCCGACACGCTTGATGCCGATCTGGGAGACGATTACGTCTCCCGTGGAGCCTACAAGTTGGTCGGCGCGTTCGACATGTTCTCCCAGACGGGCCTGCGTTCCGCGGAAGGATTCGATTGCCTCGACATCGGCGCGTCCACCGGCGGTTTCTGCGACGTGCTTCTGCGACGCGGTGCCGCGCATGTGATCGCGCTCGACGTGGGGCACGGCCAGCTTGACCCGCGCATCGCAGGCAACGAGCGCATCATCGAAATGAGCGGCGTCAACATCCGCGACGTCGAAGCGGATGATCTGCCGTACCGGCCAAGCATGATCGTATCCGACGTGTCATTCATCTCGTTGACATACGTGATTCCCGTCATCGCGCGCATCGCCGCGCCCGGCGCACACGTCGTGCTGCTGGTCAAACCGCAGTTCGAAGTCGGCAAAGGCAACCTCGGCAAAAACGGCATCGTGGAAAGCGAAACCTTACGCAAACAGGCGCTCGACACCGTCACCGCCTGCGCGAAAGCCAACGGACTGGATGTACGCGCCACGGCGGTCTCACCGATCGAAGGCACGCACGGCAACATCGAGTATCTGCTGTATGCAGTGGCGTAAACCGTTCTCCGCCAATCGATAGCGTAAAAATGAAAGGCCGGCGGCCCATATGAAAAATCCCATATGGACCGCCGGCCTTTTGCATGTTCCGTGGGCCTAGCCCCTCAAAAACTTGTCGATCTGATCCTGCTTGCCCATGATGATGAGCTCGTCGTTACGGTGCATAATCAGCTCTTTCGAACCGTATTCGAATTCCTTGCCCGGCGATTTGACACCGACCACGGTGATGCCGAACCGTTCATGTACGCGCGCATCCTCGATGGAGTAACCGACGACATGCGGGGGAGTGTGGATCTTCACCACGCTGTACGCGCCTTCAAGCTCGATGTAGTCCAGATAGTTGCCGGACACCAAGTGCCCTACGCGTTTGCCGGCATCGGTCTCCGCGTTGATGATGTGCCGTGCGCCGATACGCTGCAGAATGCGCGCATGCTCCTTGGACACCGACTTCGCCCAAATGTCGGAGATGCCCGCGTCCAGCAGATTGCCGGCGGTGATGACGGACGCTTCGACGCTGTCGCCGATGGCTACGACCGCCGTGTCGAAATCGGAGGCGTTGATCTGCTCCAACGCCATCACGTCGGTCATGTCGGCCTGCACGGTGGGGATCTGCGACGACCAGCGGTTCACCAGTTCGCCGTCCTTGTCGACGGCGAGCACATCCTGTCCCATCGTATCCAATGTGGTGGCTACGGAACTGCCGAAACGGCCGAGTCCTACCACAAGAACGCTTCTGGTGTTGTTAGCCATGATTGTTCGCGTACCTTTCGATGTTCTGTTCCGGATTCAAGTATAGGAAGTTGCGGGTATAGAAACCGTATCGACGAATCCGCTCAGCCGACCACGATCTGCTCGGTGGGGTAGCGGACCGGCTCCACATTGCGCGGCCTGGAGATCGCGTAGGCGATGGTGAGCGGACCGAGCCTGCCGATGAACATGGTCGCGGCGAGAATGTACAGGACCGCTGGACTAGAAGCGCTGGCCACGCCGACCGAATAGCCTCCCAGACCGAACGCCGAGCAGGTGTCGAACAGCGCGTTGCTCAGCGAGCATCCGGTGATGGCCATCAATGTCATGGACACTATGGTGACGAGTGCCAGACATGAGGTGGTGACGGCCACGGCCGTCATGACGGCTTGCGAATGGATGCGACGATGGAATGCGTTGACGTCATGGCGTCCGGTGAACGCGGCGCGGCAGGTCAACAGAATCACGGCGAATGTGGTGACGCGGATGCCGCCTGCGGTCGAAGTGCTGCCGCCGCCGATGAACATGACGATGGACAGGAACACCTTCGTCGCGTCGCTCACGCCCGGCATCCATGACAGGTCGAAGCCGGAGCTGCGGGGCATGACGGCCGCCACCATCGCATGCCACAACCGCGGTTCCACGCCTTCGGTGGCGAACAGCAGTTTGTTGTTCCATTCCATGAGGAGGAACCAGGTGAACGAGGCGAGCACGATGCAGAACGTGGTGGTCAGCGTGAGCTTGGTATGCAGGCTCCAACGCTTCGGCGGACGATGGTTGCGCCATGAGCGCATGAGGTTAAGCAGGACGGGAAAGCCGAGCGTGCCGCAGAACGCGCTGACGAGGATAGGCAGGCCAACAGCCCAATTGTTGACATGCAGGCCGGCGCCGTCAGGGGTGAAGCCGGCGTTGTTGTATGCCATGACCGCGAAGAACAACGATTCCCACAGCGTGTGCCGCACATTGCCATGATTGACTTTGTACAGGCCGGGGAACAGCGCCACGAACGTGATGCCTTCGATGGTGAACGCGGTGGCGATGACCACGGTGAGCACGCCCTTGATCTCGCCGAGTTTCGTGGTGCCCAGCTCGTTGGCCGTCAGCAGCTTTTGCGTGGCCTTGAGATGGTGGTTCACGGCCAAGGCGATGAGTGAAGCGAACGTCATGACACCCAAGCCGCCCATCTGCACGGAGAAGATGAGCACGGCCTGGCCGAAAGCGGACCAATGCGTCGTCGAATTGACGATGGAGATGCCACACGTCGAAATCGCGGAGATCGCGGTGAAGAACGCGGTGGTGAATGTCGTTTGCTCGCCTTTCGGCGTGGCGGTGGGCGTGAGCAGGAGCAGCGTGGACAATGCGCCCAACATCATGAAGTACAGGATGGTCAGGCGTCCGGGATGCGTGGTGAGTCTGTGCATCAGGCTGCGTTTGCGCGGCTTGCGCTCCTCCGCCATGGCCTTCTCGAACGTGTCTCCGGAGAACCACCAGGCATAGCCATGCGAGGCCTCACGATTGGAGGAGGACTCGTCGAAGACGAGGTTTGACATGCTGTTCCTCGCTCCTTGTCTGTATAAACGGTCTTCGTTTCCTTGAGCTATTGTAGGCGGTAGTGTGACGAATGGGCCATGGACGTACCGTTCGACGGTTCCGCGGTGGCTCCGTGGGACTCTTCGGACGTCTGCGGCGTGTTCTGGACACCCGCTGCCGTCATTCGTTCATTTGTTCGACTACACTGGCGGGTAGTGGCACCTCGCATGGGGCGCCCGTTATACGAAAGGGCTTGCGATGATCGGTACCCGACATGCGGTGGTGGTGACGCATACGCGTCTGCGTGAAAGCGGCACGGTGGTCGAAGAAGCCGTCGAGCAGTTGAGACGCGCCAATTTCGAAGTGACGATCATCGACAATATCGAAGCGCCCGAGTTCGGCAGCAGGACGCCCGCCGTGCCGAAGAACACGGAAATCGTGGTGGTGCTCGGAGGAGACGGTACCATCCTGCGCGCAGCCGAACTGGTGCATGCCACCGAAGTGCCCATTCTCGGTGTGAACCTGGGCCACGTCGGCTTTCTTGCCGAATTTGAAAGCTTCCAGATGAGCGAGGCCATCCGCCGGATCGCCGACCATGACTATTCCATCGACGAACGTATGATCGCCCACGTCGACGTATGGCTGCCGGGCGCGACGGAACCCATCGAGGACTGGGCGTTGAACGACATCACGCTGGAACGCGCCGACCGTGGCAAAATGGTGGAACTGTCCATCCGTGTCGACGACGTGGAGATGAGCTCCTTCGGTTGCGATGGCGTGATCGTATCCACGCCGACCGGTTCCACCGCCTACGCGTTTTCCGCGGGCGGGCCGATCATGTGGCCGAATGTGAAGGCATTGCAATTGGTGCCGTTGGCCGCGCACGCATTGTTCGCACGTCCGCTCATCATCGGCTCCGGCTCCACGTTCGCCATCGACATTCTTGAGGATTCCACGTCGGATGGCTGGATCTGCTGCGACGGCCGTCGTCAACGCGCACTGCCGAAAGGCACACGCATCGAAGTGCGCGAATCGAAATGCACTTTGCGATTGGCCCGTCTGTCCGGAGTGCCGTTCACGAACCGTCTCGTCACCAAATTCGACCTGCCTGTCGTCGGCTGGCGAGAACAGGCGCGCAAGACCGGCGGCACGCATCATGGGCAATCGTTCCCTAGAACCGGCAAACCGGAAAGCGGGAAGTGACAGGGCATGCTGGAAGAGCTTGAGATCCACAATCTCGGTCCGATCCGTTCCGCGCTGATCGCCCCGGCAGGCGGTATGACGGCGATCACCGGCGAAACAGGTGCCGGCAAATCGATGCTGCTCAGTGCGATCCGACTGATTTCCGGCGGTCCCTCCGACGGCGGCCGTGTTTCCGTCGGCGCTCAGGAGGCGTGGGCGCAGGGCGTGTTCGAAGTCGCTTCGTCGCCGGCCGCGGTGGCCGCCGCACGGGAGGCTGGCTTCGAGCCAGAGGACGGCGAACTGTTCCTGTCGCGCAAGGTGCCGGCTTCCGGACGATCCCGCAGCATGTTGTCGGGGCGTAGCGTGCCTCGTTCCGTGCTTGCTTCCGTCGCCGCCGAATTGGTGACGATCCACGGCCAGGCCGACCAGTTACGTATCGCGACCGTTTCGCGGCAGCGTGAATTCCTGGACCGCTACGCGGGGGATGAAGTGGCGTTGGCCGCCTACGGCAAGACGTGGAACGCGCTGCGCGCAATGGACGAGCGTTTGGAAAGGCTCAGCAGCCAGGAATCGTCCATGCGCCAGCAGGCGGATTACCTGCG